CTCTAGGTTAGATAAAACCCGTCCGTTTCTTAGAAACGGATAAAGATACATTCTGTATCTAAAGTTTTATCAATTGCCATCTCTGACTTGCTTATGTTTATAAAGCAAGATTTAAACCGTCCCTAACTTGGGTCGGCACCCACCGTCTACACATGCGATATGTATATCGCATGACGGTACTTTGAAGGTGATCTGGATCCTCTGCCATAGGCTTCGGGATCAGACTCTTTATAGACTTGATGTACTCTTCATGCTCGTTCTCCTGGTTCTCAGGATTGCGAGCGGCAAGTTTCATCAAGCACTTCCAAAGTGCGGGATAGCCGTCAAGCTCATCTCGGATTTTCACCGATTTGAGCGCATAAGTACGAGTAAGAAACTTATGCGTGCGACGACACCACTTATGCGGTGTCATAGCGTCAGTACGACTAACCCACCCAAACGAGCCCGAATCACGGGATACGAGTGGAAGGCGGCTTCCTATGGCCTCTTCCACAAACTCCTGTAACCAGGTGCTAGCAGAGTATAAACCGTCTAACCACATGTGATTAGACAGTGCGACAAAGCCAGCAAGAACGTTTGGACTTGTAGCGGTAGAATCTGGATGGTGTTTAAGATAGTGCGGAGTTATATCAACTCCGCGCCATGCATCAACACCACAGCTTTCCTTGAAGTTTCCTTCAAGGAAACTCTTCTTGAGGTTGATTTTGAGGCCAACCTCTTGAAGCCAGGCCACACACTGGTGAGCATACCGTTTCGCGACGATGATATCATCGCCGTATACACGGATATGCCTAGAAGCGCGCCTAAGGTTCCAGTAAGACGGAGAATTACCGTCTTGATCCAGGATAGCTGCTAAGCAGATTACCGCAAAGCAGATACTCTGAACTGGAAACGTTAGAGCGTTCCCCATCCCGGCAAATTTCCCTAAGTCTAATGTTTCCTTGTTGGAACATTCTACAGAGGGAGAACGGCACTCCATCATGCGCTCTAGAAATTGAGCGTTATGTCTGAATACAGATCTCACCAGCTTTAGGCTGAGGAGATCCGACGCAGACTTCAAGTCGATGGTTGCCCAGTTGTCGAGAAGGGATCCTTCCAGGGCCAACTTTTGGTTTAAACCCTGCCTGGATAGAGCGATACTGTTACCCAAGACTTTACATTCGGAGATACTATCTCTAAGTAAAGTGTTGAGTCCTTGCTGAATGAATTGATTCAACATGGGCTCAACGGTAATAGTCCGCCGCGAAGTAGAATTCTTCGCGACGGAAATTAGTCTCGCGCTGCTTCTAGAAGCTCCGAATACGTAGGAACTCTCCAAAGATATCCTCCGGTTATTAGCACCTGAAGAGCTTCTTTTGCCCTTCGGACTGCTACCATTCTCCCTCCTCGGGAGCCTGGCGGTAGGAGATCTATGTCCGACCAACCTTTCTGAAAGAGCAACCTCGCTCTTTTCATGAGGCGTAGAACACGAATTGTGTTCTCTGGGGTACACCGAATTATCACTCGGCCCCCAGAGTCCAAATTCATGGAGTATGTTACCGTCTCTCCAGACGGCGTCATATAGAGCTGACCACTTCTGGTTAGCCCTAAATCCTTCGTAGACGGCACCGGGACCGTGTCTATAATTTCCATTTTCGATTTCCTTTGAGTTAAGGGAGTTGAGAAGGATCTTACTGACACGACCAATGTGATGGTCGTGCCTGTCGGGTATGATAACCCTACTTGCACTCTCATCACACTGGTAAAACTCGTTCACTGCCTTCTGATGAAGTTTGTCCTCATCTTCAGCAGATACTTGAGCTTTCTTATAGAACTTCAATATGCCGTAGAGGCACTTGAGTACACCTACATCAGGTGATTCTATAAGGGTTCCGGTGAACGGATCGAAAACCTCACAGAGCATACCTGAAAACAAACACGGGATTGCTCTCCCCTTGGCTCTTTTGAAGCCTTCGGGACAGGTGAACTGGCGAGTTGATAACCCCAAGAGAAGGGCATCAGCATAAGCCGGTAAGGCCTTGGTTAGGAAACCAAGACCCTCGTTTTCGAACCTTCTCTCAAGCGTAACTTTATCACGCTTGAGGCCTTTCACACCAGGATTGAGTCTCTCGGTATCATCCAAGAGACTTAATAGGAGAGCGATTGGACTTTTCATGCATACTCCTTTGTTATTAAGGTAGTGCATTCCAAATCTAGTCGCTAATCCTGAGGCCCTGTTTAGTTAATAGGGCCGCGGCCAATACATTGGGAAATGTATTGTGCTATCTCACCTTTAAACAACAAAATCATCACGAGTGTGTAACTCATGATGATAATGAAGTTTATAGGCTCGAAGGCAAAGTCAAAGAAGCGTGTCAAAACATGACGGATCATTCCCCTAAAAGTATCGGGGTCTGGCTCCGCTATGACTGAAACGCCACTAGACGCGCCGGCGTCACTTCGCTATCGTTAATATAATCCAGAAGTGCTTCTACAAGGTCCACCATATTGGCGGCCGTGTATCCGTACTTCGGACTAACGATAGTGATGCTAACCGAAGCAACTTGCTTCGTGCTAGCATCCGAATAAGGGTCAGTGGCAGTCTTAGCCTGCGTCATTTGGACGTAGTGCTTAGCTCCACCGCCTTTCAGATACGTATGGTTCGTGGTAACGGTAAAACCGTTAGTCTCGTCCAAACGTACTGTCCCGTAGTCCTGGTTCTTCACAATCGGAAGAACCAAACTGGGCGTCGGGGAATTCGCGGCAATAGTGACTGGATCAGCAAGCATAGAAGTCTCCTTGTGGACAATAAATGTTCTCTCAGATACGTCTGTACCTGGGAGTAAATGTTGGCAGTCTCTGTGCAAGAATTGCACCGAGAATGCTCTGCTGGTACCCATTAAGATTGGGTGCAGCAGTAGTGTTCACATCAAGGGCAGCGGCCATATCCTTACGAATTCTACATTCGTAATCGAGGACTGAAGTGTGGTTATTCACCTCTGTTGTAACAACAGTATGAGTTCCCACGAAGTCCTCTGAATAAAAGTCCGTTGCATCGACTTTTGACTGGAAGTCCGTGATTAGTCGGCCCTTTGTAAGGCCGGTAATCATACCCCAATTGATTAGTGACGGGTCACGGTTTATGTTGTCGATAACTTCAACATAATTACCAAGACCAGTACACCAATCAACGAGCCAGGACCACGGAATTAAGTTATATAAATCCGTGGGTCTGGGGACAGCACCTATCTCGTCCCAAAATCTATAGGACTTGAAGGTAATGGCATCTGGAGGGGGGAAATCGAACGTTGCATTAATTACCATGCGCAGTTCGGTTTCTCTTTCCAACCTACTAGTGGTCGTTGGACCATATTCGTAGGGTGAGCCATCATAGTCAAAGCCGGAGACCCCTGCAGTCAAAGCGGATGAGAAATTCCGCTTTGTTCTGAAATTTGTTGGTTTCCCTGCTCTTCTGATAAGAAAAGCGTATTTCCTGCTTAACTTATCAGGGAGTGCCAACAAATCCTTCACGTCTTTAACGAGCAACTTCCAGCCGAAGTGAAAAGAGACATATTCCTTCGGTATATTGGAACTCAACTTCTCGAGATTAAAGATTGAATCTCGAAGTTTAGGTTGAGAACCAAGTGTTGCGAAGAGCGCTCTGAAATCCCGCACGGTGTCTTGGATTCCCTTGATGCCGCGCGGAAGATCTTTGAGCTCAACTACGTTCCGGAAGAGAGTGTAGTCCCTACGATTGGGACTCCAATCTTTAAACATAGAAAGCACTCTATTAGCTATTTCTGCTTCTAGATATGCTTTCTCTGAGGAACGTAAAGCGTTATAGACGGAAGAAGAGAGAACAGCAGCTGTAGGTCCAATATCACTAGTATGTGACTCTTGGCCGGATGCACGTTCATTTGCGGTACCACCCGCTCGTGAACATGATTCGCCCACGGGTTCCAAACTATGATATGTATAGTGGGACCTATAGACTCTGAGTACACGCCTAGGAGGTGAGTTCACAGTACCTTGGAAAGAATCCATAGTACCCTGTGTGCTCCCCAACAAGCGCGTACGCTTAGTCGTGTCGTTGATTTCGCTTATGAGTACCGGTTGAGTCGTTAATTCATCCGTTGCCTCAGCGAAAGCTTCTGACCGTTGATCGAGCCCAGGAGACCAGCACACTTGTATATTAGCAAAATTTGGCTTTTGCTGCAATACTAGTGATCTGAAAACCCGGTGTTGCGTCCGCTTCAGTAAAACTGAATCGGTTGCACGTGTTCGGTTACGGTTAGAAGGAGTTATCCTATGGGGCGCAACCTTAAAGTCTCGCAATGGATCGATGGCGAAAACCACCGATTTATGGATACTTAAAGGAATGAGCCTTAAGAGAAAACTCTCAAGACCAGTAGCTGTCTTCAAGTTGGACGAATATCGATATTCGTAGAAATTACGAGGATCCATGTCTTCAGGTAACCCGCGTGTATCTTTGCGGATTGGCTTAGGACTGGTATCGATAGCCATCTAACTTCTCCTCTGGTGTGAACAGGCTCAGCTCTCTCA